CATGTAAAACCATATTGAGAATATTTACTTTCATTTAATTCTGCACATAAAAATTCATTCAGAAAATCTTTACAATTTACAAATTGCATAACATTAGTAACTGTATTATCAGCTACTCTAGCCATTGCAATTTCCATTTTATTTCCTCTTACTCCATCGCAAACTGTTTGGTTTTTTATGTTGGTATTTTCTATAAATTTTAGCTTGGTAGCCATTGTATTTCTTTATCTTCAGGTGTTAAAAATGATATTAAATTATTAACTGCACTAAAATGATTACATCCAAAGAACCCATTATGAGCACTTAATGGACTAGGGTGAACTGCACGATAAATTGTAGCACTAGGATTAATCCATTTACTATATTTAGCTGCATGAGCTCCCCATAATAAATATATAGGTTGATTCTTTTTTATTGTACTAATACTATTAATTGTATATTCTATAAAAGGCTTCCATAATTCTATATGTAAACCTGGAGAACTTTCTTCTACAGTTAATGCTGTATTTAAAAGTAATACCCCTTGTTCTGCCCAATGTTTTAAACTATAATTTCCATCTTTAAAGTATTGAATAGGATTATCTATTTTATGTTCTAAACCTATTTCTTTTATTATATTTCTTAAACTAGGTGGAAGATAATCTTTTTTACCAGAACTAAAAGCTAAACCATCAGCTACTCCAGGTGTATGATAAGGGTCTTGCCCTAATATAACAACTTTTAAATCTTTAAATTTACAATATTTAAAAGCATTAAATGTATTATTAGAGTTTGGATATATGTTTATATTTTGATTTTTTCTACTAACTACTGTATTATATATATTATCCATATCTTTAGATTCTAAAAATGGATATAATATTTCTAACCAACTCTCATCTATCTTATCTTCAAAATATTTTAGATTCATATTCTTGATTCACATTCGTCTATATAATCTTGTGCATTTACTCTTAACCAATTATTGATTATAATCATTGCTTTAGTTCTATCTAATATACAATCTTTATCTCTATCATATATTATACAACTGTCTAAATTATTAAGTAATTCTTCCATCAGTAAACTCCATTTTCAACTATTTGATAACGTTTTGCTTTATTATAAGTTTCTTGCATGAAATATATTTCAGCTGTAACTTCTTCACCATTATTCAATATCACTTGAATAGGTTTTCTACAATACCAATTTGGATGTCCTTCTAATTGATCAACTCTAGCTATTTGACTATCAGGAACATCAAATATTTCAACTGTTACATTAGTTAAATAACCTTCACAATCAGTTGGTGTATATTCTTTCTCATATACTTGTGGAAATCCACAATCAGTCATTAAATATTTGTCTTTAGTTTTACCTGCACCTACAAATTCACTACCGCTTAATAAGCGATTATTACCTCGACCTCTTTTAAGAGTGCCATATACTGCTAATCTTATCATTTGTTTTATTTGTTTAATTCTTTTATTAAATCATCTGCTAATTTTACAGACCATTGTCCAGCTAAATTTTGTATTTCTTTAGGAGTACCACTAAAATTTAAATTTACTGATAATCCTTGTAAAGCTAATCCAGCAAAATATTCTCTTTTAGTTAAACCACCTTTAATAGTATTTTCAGAATTACCATCATCATCATAAGATGTAACTAATACACCATAAACATTATCTTTACTGTCTGTCATAAAAATTGTTTTAATAATTGTTTAGTTTTATCATATCCATATATCTTTCTAAAATCTGATATATCTTTTGCATTATATTCTTTTGGTATATTCCAATAAGAACAATTAATTCTTTCAGTTAAAGTTTTACTATAATTTACACCTGCTATATCAGAATCAAAATTAACTATTATATTATTTGTTAATTTCTTTAATCTATCTATTAAAATGTCAGTTATATAAACTCCTTCTGCTATTGGTGCAACTGCTGTTATACCAAATGTGTTTAATACCATTATATCTTTAAGACTACTAGTTATAAAAATAAAAGGATATTGTTTATTTTCATCTATTTGTTCTAAACCAAATAAATTATCAGATTTCATATTAGACATCCATTTATATTTTTTATTTGTTTCTAATGGTTTATAAATTTTATATTGACCATTAACTAAATAAGAATAAATAGGATTACTGTCTAAATGTTTTATTAGTAAGTATCCATCTTTAAATACTTTACTACAAGCTCTTACATTAAATTTTAAAAGCATATCTCTTGGTATACCATAACTACTCCAGTAATCTTTATCTAGCTCTGTAAAAGGTCTAAAAATAGGCTGTATTACAACTTGTGTTTTTTCTTTCTGAATTTCAGTTTCAAATAAACGCACAGGCTTATTAATGCAAACGTTATCATATAATTTTAAATTAAAATCTTTGTTAATTAATATTAAGGTTTCATAAAATGATAAATTATAAAGTAAACTTACAAATTTAAAACAATCACCTAAAGAATGTCCAAAATCTTTATAATATAATTTACCACTATTATTATAATATATATTAAAACTAGGATTTTTATCTTTTCGTAATGGACTATTATAACTTACTCCAAGTTCAAACTTACCATAATAGTATCTAAATATATCATATTCACTAATATATTTAAGTATATTATTTTTATCTAATTTCTCTACATTTTTAGTAGTAAACATTTAAATTTCTTTCATTATATAAAATTAAATATAACCATTTTCAAACTATTTCATCGTTATATTCGTTACTTAATTAAATACTATTACCAATCAGTACCAGGACTAACAGCACCAGTAGTATTTTCAGAGCTTGTAGCAACTGTTTCCAAATAAATCATATCTCTAGCATTATTAGCATTAAATTTTAATTTAGAAGGTTCTACACTCAATGATTCTACAAAATCAAAGAATGCCAAATCAGCTTTCCACCAAAGACCATTTTTACCTTGTAATTGCTTACCTGTAAATTTAAATCTAGCAGGTTTATTAGTAAGAATATCATTTAACTCCATCGCATATTCTTTCAAATTAGGAGATTTGATATTATCTATTTGATCTTTAACACCTAATGCAATTGCAATCGCAATAACTTTTTCAATCATTATTGTCTTTGTCACTTCTTTATCGGTTACATAGTACACTTTCTCACCGATACCACCATTTTCATCTATAAAATTCAATCTTAATCCAACATTACCTTGAGCACTGGTATGAGTATCAATACTAGCAATACTAGCTATTACTATTCCAGGTTGGATATAATTATTCGATGTTGATTCATTTACTTTTACTTCTACTCCGTTTGTTGTAAACATGTGTTAATTTATTATTTCATTATTTTCGTATATTATATTAAAAATTCAATAAGTCAGTAAACAATTCTGTATTTTTCTTTTTAGTTGGTATTACAATAGTTTTATCTATTATTGGAATAATCTCATAAAAACAATAATCAGGATTATCAAGATCTTTTGTGATAGTAAGCTGTATAGAATACATATTTTTATCATCAAATTTATTTCTAAATATCTCAATTATGTTTTTAGCATCATTTTCAGTAATTTTATTTTTATTTAATAATATACCTTCATCTTCTAATGATTTTGCTATAAATAACTTATTATCAACTGACGTATAAAAAGCTAATCTATCACCAGTCGAAACTTGTAATATATTTAATAAATTATTAGATATAATAATACTATTATTTTTTATTTCTAATACTAATTTGCCTTTATATTTATCAAATTTAGAACTTGTATTTATTTTATTAAATGTAGACTCTTCTATTGTTCTATCTAGTAATGTAGCATTTAATGGTACGCTAGAATATAATAACTCTTTAAATCCTAAATTTACTCTAGCTCCAGTAGTTTCATTTAATACTTTTTTAGCTTGTATATTAAAATCATCAGTATAAAATGCACACTCAAAATAAGTAATATCATCAACTAAATATACATTATCTTTTATTATATGAGGACTAAAACTAGCACAAGCTATAAATCTTTTGTTTAAATATATTTGTTTAATTTGATCATTGGTAAATACCATTCCATTCTAATTTTATATCTTGACCTTTTAAATGTTCACATCTAGTGCCACATGCTATTTCGTCAGATGATTTAAATGATACATAAATGCCATCAGATTTTCTATAAATATATCCTACTGCATCTGCACTTTGACACAAGATAGTTTTGATTTTACCAGTTAAATCTATATCTGAACTAGATACTTCTTTACCAGCTTTTTCTACCATTTTATCTTTTATATGACCTATATAAATAATATGTGGAGCTAATTTTTCAATTCTATCTTGCACTTCTTTAAAAGCTAATCTTAACCATAAATATCCAGCACCATTAGGTAATTCTAAAATAGATTCACCTTTAAAATTCTTACCTATAGCAGTAGCCATATATTTAGAAATAGCTAGTGTTTCACACCATTCTTCTAATTTAGTAACTGTATCTACAGCTAGGTATTTGTATGGATATTTTTTAATTCCAGTTTTATTATCTTTATTCAATTCAATAATTGATGCTTCTATTAGTTTACATATTTCGCTAAACTCTTTTAAGTTATCGCATGAAACTTTTAATGCCTCAATCATATTAGTACCTTGTTCTAAATCTATTATTAAACAATTGTCTAATTTAGATAAAGCTTCGGTTTTACCTACTTTAACTTTTCCATATAACACCATAGTTCTAGGTGAAGTATAGGAAGCTTTTACTTTTTCTGTTGGTAACATCATATTATTTCCAATCTTTAAAATGACCGCTAGGGCCATGCATTTTCAATGCTGATTCACTACCAGCTTCACCATCTCTATTTTTTAATACTAAACAACTTCTAAAAGTTTTATCTATATCTACTTTTTTATACGTAGTCATACCATACCTATGCGGATTAAATAAAGCTAATACCATATTAGCATCTTCTTGCGTACTACCAGTTTCTTTAAAATCAGATAACATAGGAGCTATAGCTTCATCTTTTCTACCATCAGCAGTAGTATTTCTATTTAATTGTTGTACCATAACGTTAGTCATACCAAACATATTTCTAGTTGGTATTAATATGTCAGACGATAAATGATCAATAGACTGCTTTTTATTCATACCTGGTTCATTTTTAATAAGACCTATATGATCTATAACATTTATTATATAATGATTATTATTTTTAGGTACTATTCTATTTTGATAATCTATATAATATTTATCACTCCAATATTTTAGTATTTTTTTAATATCAGTTGGCGAAACTGAGTTATCATAAATTCTTACTACATCTTCTAATTCTTCAAAATACTTTCTAGTACCTAATACTTTTTGATATATTTCATCGCTTATTCTATTTTTACCTCTAGATAAAATATAGTTAGTGTCAATATTTGCTATACCATAATCAAGTAATAGTTTTCTAACCATTCCTTTAACTATTTTACTAGTAGCATCAATCTCTAATGAAAAATAATTAACATTAAGCTTCATTTTATCTTTATTTTGCATATAATAATCAAAAGTATTATATAAAAACAAATCATCAACAAAAGCTGTTTTGCCACTACCTGTATCAGCACCTATTAGATAATACATTCCTTTATTAATAGAAGGTATATATTTTTCTAAATTATTAATATTATGAGGAATACCTTTATTTAATCCATTTCTACCATCTTTAATTCTTGATAAAGAATTATCAAATATACTCATACAATAAATTCTGTAGTATCTTCAAATTTATTATAAGGTTTGTAATTTTGATCTAAAGATTCACATTCTGAAGCTAAATTAGACGTACTATGTTTTAATATAAAATAATCTGCCGATTGCATAAAAGTTTTGTCATTGCTCATTCTATCGATATATTTATCAGTTGCTTTAAGTATAGTATCTTTATCATACTTATACTTACTAATAAACTTTTTCATTTTGGCTAAACAATCTATCTTATTACCAGTTAAAGGTCTATTTCTAACAGATACGTTTTTAAACTTATCTCGATACTCATCAATCCATCCTTCTACACCTTCTGTAGACGATTCTACGCTATCAAAAACAAAATCTGATATAAGATCATATCCTCTGTTAGAAAGTGTTGTATGATCGTCTAAATAACCTTTAATTATTAATGATTCTATTTGATCTTTACCATAATAACAATATTCTATAAATGGAAATGCTAATTCCTGTTTATTGTCACTTAATAATTTCATGTAGAATAATTGATCAGCTGATATTTTAGTTTCTAATAACTTAATTGTTATCTCTTCTATATTCATCATCTTGTAGAAGTTTCCTAACTTCTAAATCTTTCTCATATTCAATATATGCTTGCTCTAATGTAATATTCCCAAACATTACTTAATATTTATTTATTTTCAATCATTAAATTAAAATAATTGTTGTTGTATTACTTTTGGTTTAATTAAATTTATAATACTATTTACTTCATTTATGTAATAATTATAATCAATTCTATAGTTATCCATAGGTTGTTTAGTATAATCATTTAATAAAGCTAGATTATATCCATTACATAATTTATTAATAGCTTCAGTTTCATTATTAACTTTAACTATTGCACTATTAAATTTAGTTACATAATATCTATTTGTTTTTTGTAATTTATCAATATGTTTATTACCTTCATTATCAATATAATGATGTTCAGTTCTAAATTGATAACCTACTTTTTGACTACTACAAAAATCTAATATATCAGGATGATTACATATAGTTTCTTCTACTGGTTTATTGTTAATAAAATATTCATATAAAGAATGAGATACTATTGGTTTGTCATAACCTTTAGTTATATCAATTTCTCTAAGGAATATACCTTTTTCTTTAACTTTACCATTATTAGTTTTAACTATATAACTGTTAACATCTCTTCTAGCATAAATATCATAAAAAGCGTATTCTAATTCAAAATTAGTATATCTTTGCCAACTATTACAAATTTCATAATATAATGCTTCTTGATTATTTTTGACATTACAAGTTATACCATCTGTATTAGCAGATATTACTTCTATATCATTATCTTCAAATCTTTCAATTAACATTAATAGAAATAATTGACCATTGATAGTAACAGTAGTTAATGCTTTATCATCTTTTAACCAATAATAATCAGAACCTAATAATCCATAAATACTATTAATTGTAATTTTAAGAGTATCAGCAGTAATCATATCTTTATTTTTCTTAGCTAATAACCTTTTATCAGTTATATCTTCTAATATAATTAAGAATTCATCACTTAAATGTTTAGGTTTGACTTTATAATTAGTCATTATTCTAGGATAAAACGAACCTACATCACAATCTATAATCTTACAATTATCTGTAGATACAAAATAACCAGATTCATCTACTGAATGTAAACCTCCTATTCCTAATTGATAAGTTTTCTTACCATATTTAACTGTATAGTCTAATGATCCTTTAGTTTTAGTTATCTTAGTATTTTTAATCTTAGTTAAAAGATTATTCATTTCCTTAGATTTAAACTTAATAGAATCAAATACACAATCACCTAAATTAATATAAGAATAATAACTACGTAAATCTTTAAAATCATTATTACCAGTAGCATCAAAATATGCTTTATTAAGTATATCTTTAGCTATTTTAGTTCTGCTAGCTGATTCTACTTTAACATCATATTGTTTTGAAACTTGTGCTCTTAATTCAATATCAGGTAATAATTTATTGTAAAGCTTTTCAGTAATTAATACATCATTTAAATTATACTCTAAAATCAAATCAATTTGATCTACAGTTATTAAATCTTCATAATGTATAGGTAAATCTTGTATTCTATCATGTTTTAATAATACTGCTACTTGTTTAAGTCCTACGAATAACTTATCTAAAGCTGGTATTTTCATTAAATCTATAGTGCTAAAAGTATTAGCCCATAAATAAGGTTTAATCTTTTTATCTGTGTAAATACTGTAACTTTTATCTTTTTGGCTACCAATTATATATTGAACCATATTATAGATTTTCATTGGATCATCTATATTATTTTCAATCATATATCTAATAATTATATCATCAAACATATGTGAATTGTAACCTATTAGACGTAAGTTATCAGTATTTACAATAGATTTTAATTTTGACAATTCATTCTTACGTTCACTTATTTCTACAGTTTCTATTTCACCTGTATCTGCATTTTTAAATATAGCAGTAAATAAGTTTTTATAAGTTTCAATGTCATATACTTTATTAATATAACTCAATCCCATCAAAGGTTAAAAAGCTGTCTTCAATTTCAGTAACTATAGACTCATCATCTTCTGTAGTAGTAGGCAACCCTACTTTTTCAGTAAATCTAATTCTATAATTCTGTAATAATCCTTTTGGATATTTAGGATTTAGTGATTCTATTATTTCAGCTCTCCATCTTTCAGTATTATAAATCATATCTTCATTATCATTTAATATAAATGTAAGACCTGTTGATATATATGCTATTAGTCTAGCTTTACCTATCTCAATTTTATTATTATGATAATCTTCATATAATTTTACTATGCTACCTTTTGTATGACGTGGCTGTGAGTTGGAATTTGTATTCCGTATTTTTGGCATAAGTTATTTATTAAAAATGAATCATTCTCATTAATTGCTTTTAATATTAAATGTTCATCATGTATGATAAAATCCATATTAGATTCTATTTTAGAAAATTCAAATGCTAATACAGTTTGATCCCATACCCATCTAATAAGTTCTTCAGAGCCTATCCAAAAATTACTTAATGATCTATACTCTAACCCATAATTCTTAACTCTAAATGAACCTGGTTTACCATATAGTTCTCTACGTCTAGTATCTGAATCTAATAACATACTAGGAACACATAAAAACAAATCCATAGCTCTTACTATATTAGCAATAGATATTTTACGCTGTCTAGTAGTTAGTGATTTAGTATCATATCCAATATGAATATGTCCTCCACAAGACCTTAAACAAGTATTAGAATTAATTAAATCATTATGTTTTCCAGTATAAACTGAATAATCAGGTTCACAACCCATAGTTAAACCATGAGTAGTATAAATATATTCAGGGTCAAATACACCACTAGCCATAATAGCTATTTTATAACCATGAACATCTAATTCTTTTTGAACTTTAGTTAAACCTAAATTAATAC